GAAAAAATGCTTGAAGCACAGAAGAATATAGCAAAATTTTCTGTGGAGCAAAGAGAAGTAGAAAATTATCGTCCAGTGTACGATAAACCTTTACAAACTCCTCAAAATAATGTACAACAACAGATAGTACCTGATGAACGCACCCGTCAGTGGGTTACTGAAAATCGTTGGTTTGAAACCGACGCTATGATGAGAGGTGCGGCCCTGGGAGTTCACGATGAGCTGATCAGCTCTGGAGTACCGAATGGATCGGAAGAATACTTCAGAAGAATAGATCAAAGAATGCGTGAAACCTTTCCTGACAAATTCGGGCAGAAAAGGCCTGCTAATGTTGTTGCTCCAGCATCAAGATCCTCTGGATCTAAAAGAAAAGTTTCATTAACTAAAACTCAGGTTGCTATAGCCAAAAGGCTTGGTGTACCTGTTGATAAATACGCTGAACAAATTATGAAGGAGCAAAGCAATGGCTAATCGCAAAAATCGTGAATCCGAAACACGCACAAATTCAATAAGATATAAACCAAAATCTGTATTGCCAGACCCAAAAGAAGATCCTTATAACGATTACAAATACGTCAGAACATCCCTTATGGGGCAGGATGATGCGAGAAACGTAATCACAAGAAGGCAAGAAGGATGGGAACCTTGTAGAATGGAAGACCACCCTGAGATTCCTATACATGGAAAAACTTCAGGCGAAGTCGAAGTTGGCGGGTTAATGCTACATAAAGTGCCAAAAGGTTTTGTAGAAAGTCGAGAAGATCATTTTAGACAAGCTACTCAAGCTCAGGCGCAATCTGTGGACGTTAACATGAAAAGAGAACAAGATCCTCGAATGCCTATGTTTAGTGAACGTAAGTCCACTACTAGCAATAGAGGCTAAATTAACGGAGAAATTAAATGGCTTATCCAACAGTTGATGCCCCTTTCGGGCTAAGGCCAATTAACCTTATCGGAGGCATTCCGTTTGCTGGTGCTACCAGAATGTTGCCAATTCAATACGACTACAGAACTGATATCTTTAATGGAGATTTTGTTAAATTAGTTCGTGGAAATGTTGAACATCAGGCGGTAACAAACGATGCTGACGATTCAGGTATGATTGGTGTATTTTTGGGATGTACTTATACAGACCCAACAACCAAGCAAAAACAATTCGCACAATATTATCCATCTGGAACAAAAGCTGGCGACATTATGGCTTATGTTTCTGATGATCCTAATGTTGTGTATAAGGCTGTAGTTTGTTCTACAGGAACAACTGTAGCTTCAGGTAATAATGCATTAGTTGGTCAAAACCAAAGAATGGTTAATAACGCAGGTAGCACAACGACTGGAAACAGTGCAAATGCTGTCCACATTGGAAATACATTAACAACAGCGGCATTCCCAGTAAGGATTGTAGGTGTTGTAGATGAAACCAAGAAGACGACAAGTGTTACTGGAAGTTCTTCTTCTACCACAATTACTTGTAGCGCACTACCAAATGCTATTCCACATGGAACAGACGTAGCGTATTTAGACACAGCAGGACAGATCATTCAGACTGCTTCTTTTGTGTCAGTTGCGGCGGCGGCAGGAGCCACCTCAGTAACAATAAACTCAGCTATCGCTGTACCAGGAAGTGTTACAGCAATTCCGGCAGATTCAACGATACTACTCAGAGAGTACCCTGAAGTTTTGGTTAAGTTGAATTTTGAGATTCATTCATATCAAGACGCTACAGCGGTATAAGGAGACTTTAAATGGCTATTTCAAGAGCGCAACAACTTAAAGAACTCCTACCAGGACTCAATGCCTTATATGGTCTTGAGTACGCCAAGTATGGCGAAGAGCATAAGGAAATTTTTGAAACAGAAACTTCCGAGCGTTCTTTTGAGGAGGAGACGAAACTATCAGGCTTCTCTGCGGCACCTGTCAAAAATGAAGGCGAAGCTATCGCTTTTGACAATGCTCAAGAGGCTTTCACTTCACGTTATAACCACGAAACCATTGCACTCGGTTTTGCGATCACAGAAGAAGCTATGGAGGACAACCTCTATGATTCTCTCTCTGCTCGTTATACCAAAGCTTTGGCAAGGGCTATGGCATATACAAAGCAAGTTAAGGCGGCTAACATCCTTAATCAAGGGTTTGACAGCGCTTTTCCAGGCGGTGACGGTGTATCATTATTTTCTACAGCTCACCCATTGGTATCAGGCGGCACAAACTCAAACAGACCATCCACATCTACTGACTTAAATGAAACTTCTTTAGAAGCTCATGTAATTCAGATTGCCGGATGGACTGATGAGAGAGGATTGTTGATTGCGGCTAAACCTCGTAAATTGATTGTCCCACCAGCGTTAATGTTCGTGGCTACTCGTTTGTTACAAACAGACTTGAGAGTTGGAACTGCTGACAACGACATCAATGCTCTTAGAACAACAGGAGCAATTCCAGAGGGTTATGCAGTTAATCACTATCTGACCGATACAGATGCTTACTTTATAACAACAGATGTACCTAACGGCTTGAAGCATTTCATCCGTTTACCAATGTCAACTTCTATGGAAGGTGATTTTGATACAGGTAATGTTCGTTATAAGGCTCGTGAGCGTTATTCCTTCGGGTTTTCTGACCCATTGGGAATGTTTGGTTCACCAGGAGCTTAATCTTGATGAGGGGGGCTTTGCCCCCTTCGTTTTTTAGGAGAAGACATGGATTTATATTTTAAATTTTTAACTGCTTGTAAAGACCAGTTTGTGCAAAACACAAATCAAGTTATTGATATAAACTGTAGTGTTGCAAAAGCGATGGTCGAGCAATCACAGGCTCCTTTTAATTGGATTCAAGAAGCAATTAAAAAATAACTAGGGTTAATTAGTTGCACCAACAGACCTAGCTGACGTATTAGAGATGGTGTGACGATGTGCTAATACACGGAGAAAAAAATGGCAAGTACGACATTTTCAGGTCCAGTTAAATCTGGAACAATTAAAGAAACTACAGGCACGACTGTAGGAACCGATGTAAATAATGTTGGTTTTGTATTAATGGCTCAATCAGCCGTAATTGATATAACCGGTACAACTGCTACAACTACAGTTGGTGTTATCCCAGCAAATTCAAAAATCACAGAAGTACAACTAAACATTGTAGAGGCTTCTGATTCCCCTTCGGCGGCTACAGTCTCAGTAGGATTTTCAGGGGCTACAACTGCTTTGTTGAACGGAACAAACGCTAAAGCAGTCGCTTTAACATACAGCACCGGAATGGCTACAGCTTCTATTAATATAGGAACTGGAGACCGTACAGTGATCGCTACATTCAATCCAATAGCTACAGCAACTGGAACAGAAGGTATTGCCGACGTGACTGTCAAATATTTACAAGATGTAAATTTAGATGTAACTGACTCATAAGGAGTAGGCTATGAATGACGACGTAAAAGCTGTCACTAAAAAAGAGACAGGCCAAGTTATTGATGGTCGAAGCAGACTCCAAGGTATACAGTATGTTCATGGCGCTAGTGCTGATCTTACGTTTAGTAATGGAGCTACCTCCACAGGAACAACTTTATTACAAATAACAGCACCCAGTGCGATAGGAGTTCAGGGAGTATCTATTCCTCAAAACGGAATTGTATTTGATGATGGTATCCATATGACAAATGGAAGCACTGCCGCAATTACTAGCGTGACACTGTTTTATGAAGGTGGCGGAGAAGTTTAACCTAAACTTTTTTGGAAAAATAATGGTTGCGAAAAGAAAAGGAATGGGAATCAAGACTTCAGTAAAGTCAGGTAATTTTCGTCCTACAAAAAGTGGCGCAGGCATGACAAAAAAAGGTGTGGCCGCATATCGCAAAGCAAACCCCGGTTCTAAATTAAAAACCGCTGTAACAGGTAAAGTTAAAAAAGGTTCTAAAGATGCGAAGAGGCGCAAGTCTTTTTGTGCAAGGTCAGCAGGGCAAATGAAGAAATTTCCCAAAGCGGCTAAAAACCCAAACAGTCGTTTACGACAAGCTAGAAGAAGGTGGAAATGCTAATGGAAAAAGAAGAAATACAAAAAATATTTAACAATAAGAAACAAAGTAGTCCAAGAAAACGTAGAGGAAGAAAACCTGTGGAGATTGAAAGTAAAATTGCTGTTCAAGGTAACGAAATAAAACATCTTCATTCTGACGTAGAAGAGATGAAAAAAGATATAGAAGAAATCAAAAAATCTTTGGCTGACATACATAAAGTTTTATCAGAAGCCAAAGGGGGATGGAAGACTTTAATGTGGGCGGCAGGCGCAGGTAGTGCTGTGACTGCTTTTATCATTATGATTCAACAAATATTTTGGGGTAAGTAAAATGGTGCTACCTATTATTAGAGCAGGGATGGCAATAGCCAAAAAAGGAGTTAAAAAGTATAAAGACAAAAAGAGAAAAAAAGAAGATGAAAAATTAATAAAAGAATTTGGAGCCAGAGACGCTAAAGAGGCTAGACAGTTAAAAAAACTAGATGACGAAGCTCGTGAAGAGGCAAGAAGGGAAATGGCAACTCCTGAATACAAAAGGCAACGCAGAAGAGATTTAGATGCCACAATATTAAGAACGTATAGGAAGTCAAAAGAATTTCCAGAAGGAGCTAAAAATCTTAAAGAAGCTAAAGAAATGGATAGACAGGTAGAAAGGGCATTAAGAAGAAGAGGCCCAACTTATAGTGCTATACCTCCTTCTCCAATGAAAAAGGGAGGAAAGGTTAAAAGCAAGGTCAAGAAAATGAGGGCAGGAGGCCCAGTAGGAAATGGCAAGAAGAAAGCAGACGGCATAGCCATTAGAGGTAAGACCAGATGTAAGATGAGATAAAGGAGAATTAGGGTGGCTCATTTGATAAGCAACATACCATTTTTTAAATGTTGGATTAGGAAAGAATTTACAAACGGACATCAAGACTATCATGGAGAATATATACATGGACTTGCCATTGCGGTCACAACAATGCCAGACCGATGCCTCAGCTTTCAAATTGTCTTTACGGGCTGTGAGGCGGATGATGGAAGCCAAGAAAACATCCACGGAGGAGCAATGTGGGCAAGAATGCCAATCACAGCTCTCATCGGAGATATCGAACTTGAAGAGTGGCCCGACAGAATGCCAACTCACTTGGCACAACCTTGGGATTGCCCCTCGCACAATCACTCAATTGTATCGTTCAACCGCTGTAAACCATCTCCTTGGATATGTAAAATTGACGGAGACTTTTATTCCTCAAGATACTTGTTCACAGTGGACTACACCGAAAGTGAAGTCGCTGACGATCCAGCCCAGCACAAACAGAGTCATGTTATGGTGCTGACAGAAGGACAGTGGAAAGGTAATGTCGTAGCATTACCAAATAATAGAGTTAGAGTTACAAGCCCAGCTTACTGGGTTACTGGTGAGGGAGCGCCGGATTTTAAACCAAGCCAATGGATACATTGTGCAGAGCAAGATGATAGTTATATGGACCCAGAAGTTACCTTTGATAATTTATATTCGGAGAAAGAAAAATGATGAAGAAGAAAATGATGATGGCTGGCGGAGGCATGATGAAAAAAGGCTATAAGTCAGGCGGCAAATTAGAAATGGTTGAAAAAGACGGCAAGATGGTTCCGTTTTATGCGGCTGATGGCAAAGGCAAGATGGCGGCAGGCGGTGCTGTAGAAAAAAGAAAAAAAGCAAAAGAAGATAAAAAGAAAACAGCAAAAGGTGACCGAGGTTTCCAAGGTAGAGCCGCCGCTAGAGAGTTATCTAAATTTAAAGAAAAAAGAGGCCGTATAGGTGGAGCTTCAAGAGGAGCCACAGGAGGAGCTATGGGCGGTGGCGGAGGTATGGGAGTTAGACTTATGGATGCCATAGGCGCACCTCGCCCAAGAAGAATGAAAGAAGGAGGCATGGCTGATATGCTAATGAAAGTTAAACCTAGAGCAACAACTGATAAACAAAAAGCTAAAGCTAGAGCAGAAGAAGCCAGAGAAATATTTAAAACTGGAAAAAGAAAACCAAAGCAAGTAAAACCAATGAAAGCTGGAGGTATGGCTAAAAAAGGTTACGCCAGTGGCGGAATGATGAAAAAAGGTTATGCCAGTGGTGGTATGGCTAAAAAAGGTTATGCCAGCGGAGGTAGAGGTTCTACTAGAGGTGACGGCATAGCTATAAAAGGTAAAACCAGAGGTAGGATGGTTTAATTATGAGTGCGGAGGCTATCAACCAACTATACATAGAAACTTATGGAAGACCAGCCTCCGAGGCCGAAATAGATTATCATTCTAAAAGGTTTGGAGCAGAGTTAGATGAAATAGAGAGTCAATTTCTACAAAAAGAGATAACATCTGCTCCAGGATATACTCCACCAGAAAAAACGGCGGATGCGGGCGTTGACGGGACTCCACCCTCCCAACCTCCAGAAGCGCCCGCTGAAGCCCCTCAGTTAGGTATTTACATGAGGGAATCTTTACCATCTACAAGAAGTATGCCTTTGGAGAAAACGACAGCTTCAAGGCCTAGAATATCTGGATTAGATTATTACAGAAATACGTTTTTTGACCCTTTTGAGTTTAGAGGATTAGTGGATAGACAAAATGTAGACATAAGGCCTAAATATTTTGACTACAATTTTAATCCGTATTCTCAGAACTATATGAACCAATATCAAAGAAACCGAATGAATAGCTACAAAGCTCCTGTTATGGTGACTCCTACCGAGGAAGATAGAAAAAAATATTTCTCTAAAGATAAACCCCAGTTATTTTCATCAGGTGAGCAATTTTCTAAAAACACCCAACCTTTTAATCCATATTCACAACAACAACTCTCACCAATCGGAGGTGGCAAGGGAGGTAGGCCAAGTGGTACAATGGGAATGAGATCCGCACCAGCGAAGATGGGTGGTAAAATGTAAAGGAGATTTAAATGGAGGTAGCAGGCTACATAAGACAGCAAATAGAGTATTCAGAAAGACTCTTCAATGCAATGAAAGAAGATGCCAGCAAAAGACAAGATGATTTAATTAAACATTATGAAGTCAGCGGAGAGTTAGTAAAAAGCTTTATGACTAAACTCAATGAAAGAGACGAAGAAATTAAAAAGCTAAGAGAAGAGTTAAGAGTGGAAAGGGAGAGAAATGGCTACAAAAAAGAAAACGACTAAAAAGAAATCAGGTTCTACTCCTACAAACCCTGCTTTATATGCTCGTGTAAAAGCTGAAGCAAAGCGTAAGTTTGATGTCTATCCCTCTGCGTATGCAAATGGATGGTTAGTCAGGACTTATAAAGCTAGAGGAGGGGGTTACAAATGACATTTTTTTTAAAAAACTATAGTTACGACTCTAACAAAATTTTACTTTATAAATTTAGAAATTCTTATAGGGTTCATTGTTCTTTTTATAATTTAAAAGATTGGGTAAAAAGTCTAGGAACTAAAGAATTTATTTTTAATACATTTAATGACGCAGATCAAAAAGCAAAAGAAATACGAGCAAATGGGGGTTTTTAACTAATGTCTTTAAAAGAATGGTTTGGTAAAGGTAAAAAAGGTGACTGGGTT